CCTGGTGGCCACCCTCAAAAGACTGAGGCTAAGGCTGAGCTCATGGCACCTCAGAAGTATAGTCACATTGACTTCAAGCCACCTGAGGGAGCTAAGAAGGCAGCTGAGCGCGCGCTTAGGAGGCGAGCACAGAAGCCACAGAGCCAAAGGGGGATGACCCCTGTAGGCATAGCCCGCGCTCGTGACCTCATAGCAGGTAAGAACCTCAGCCCTGAAACAGTCAGGCGCATGCTGGCTTACTTCACCCGCCATGAGATCGACAAGGAGGGCTCTACTTGGGAGAGCTATGGCAAGGGGCGCCAAGCGTGGGACGGATGGGGTGGAGACGCTGGCTATTCATGGGCGCGAAAGGTGGTGAACCAAATGAACGCCGCAGATAAGAAAGCAACCTTGAGGGCTTATGGCGAGGCTGTACAGCTTAGCGCTGTTCCCTCTTATGATGTCCCTGAGGGTCTGACCATTGGTAAGCCCTTTAAGACCTTGGCGCTGGGTCAAGTGAGCTCACGGATGAGTGGTGAGTCCATTGGCGCTCCAATCTCTAAGGAGCTCCTTGAGGAGATGGTCAGGGTCTATCGTGAGCGCCGTGACGCTGACCCTGTCATCATTGATTGGCAACATGCCACCTCACCCTTCCAAGGTGGGACGCCCGCGCCACCTGAGAGCGGGAACGCCCTTGGGATGATCGTTGAGCTCGAGCTCAGAGAAGATGGGCTCTACGCCATCCCCGCTTATAATGAGCGCGGTTTAAAGGTCGTTCAAGATGCTGGTGGAGTTCTTTGGAGCTCCCCCGAATACCTACATGGTGAAATCTTCACTCGTGATGGTGGTGAGAAGGTGGGTGACGCCCAGCTCCTCGCTGTCACCCTAACCCCCCGCCCTGCTCAGTCTCATTCAAAGATTGATCGGGTCACTTTAAGCGAACAGGAGCAACTAATGGACTTTGAAAACATGTCCGTAGATGAGCTCAAGGCCGCGCTCGCCGCTAAGGACGCGATGGTCAAAGAGCTAGAGCAGAAAATGAAAGACCTCACAGAGGAGGCTGAGGCTTCCCTAGCTGGCGAGTATGAGTCTGAGGAGATGGCTGAGAAGCCCTCTGAGGATGACAAGCCTGAGGAGATGGCTGAGAAGTCTGAGGACGACAAGGCCAAGAAGATGAGCGAGCCAGCCACGCTCTCTGAGAAGGCTGAGCCAAACCTCCTCGCTGAGGTCATGGCGCTACGCGCTCAGAACACCAAACTCTCAGAGCGCCTTGAGGTCATCGAGGCTGAGAAGCGTGACGTTGAGCGCCGTGAGGCTGTCAGCGCCCTTCTCCGTGAGGGCAAGGTCAGCCCAGCTGAGGAAGGTGCAGCTCAGCGCGCTTGGGACGTCCGTGAGACCATGCCTGAGTTTTGGACCATGTTCAGCGAGCGCCCAGCTTCAAGCGCAGTCCCTCTCAATGAGATTGGCCATGGCGCATCAGGTGAGGAGCTCAACAAGGCCACCCTCGCTGAGAAGGTCAAGGCGCTCGCTACTGAGAAGGGGCTCAACTTCTCAGAGGCTCTCAACTTGTTCCGTGAGCAAAACCCCGATCAATACAACTCTGTGTTCAGCTAAGGAGTTATCACTATGAACCAGATCATTAAGTCCTTTATCTGTGCCTCAGCTGTCACAGAGTTCGCGCTTGTCGCGATTGACAGCGCTGGCAAGGTCGCAATTGCAACCGACCCAACCGCCAACACTATCATTGGCGTGGCTCAGCGTGGCGCTGAGGCAGGTGACCCTGTTGACGTTGTCATCTTTGGTGAGACTCGTGTCATCGCCAATGGCAGCCTCACCCTCACCTCCAACACTGTCCTCTCTGTCACCACTGATGGTGAGGTTCAGGCCGCTGTGTCAACCCACTATCCTGTGGGCTTCACGCTCCCCAACATCAACCAGACCAGCGCCTCAGCTAATGAGCAGATCATCATTTGCTTCCAGCGTGGCCTTGCACCGCTCGCTTAATTAGGAGGTGATCTAAATGGCTTCTTCATATCGTAATATCCACCCTGTTGACGAGATTCTCTCTAGCCTGGTTGCTGAGGCGGTCCCTTCAGACAGCCAACTCATCGCTGATAAGGTCTGTGAGAACGTCAAGGTTCCACAGCGCTCAGGAACTCTGCTCCTTGAGAACAGCCGCAACTTCATGGGCGCGGGTGCAGGGCTTGACCTCGAGCGAGCTCCTGGTGCTTCACGCTCACGCATTGGTGGCTTTGATCGCTCAAGCCTCACCTACAAGTGTGACATCTACAGCGCCGAGGACTCCATCGCGATGGAGGACATTGTTGATTCTCAGTACCCAGGTTCTGAGGAGGCGCGCATTGTCAAGAAGGTCGCGCGCGTCATGAAGCTCGCTAAAGAGAAGCGCGCCGCTGACGTCCTCTTTGACGGCTCCAACTTCAACACCGCAACCTCAACCGCTCAGTTCGGTGGCAAGTTTGACGTTGCAGGTGCTGAGCCTCTGAGCTACCTCCATCAGCTCAAGGACACAGTCTTTGAGAACGCTCACGGCCTCAACGCTGACACACTCGTCTTGGGTCGTGAGGTCTTCCGTAGCCTTGCTCGCTCAGGTGAGCTTCGTGGCTACTTTGGTGACAGCTCACAGGGTGTGGCTGGCGGTGGCTCACTCCTCCTCTCTGATGAGGCTGTGATCTCTGTCCTCCGTGACATCCTTGGTATCCCCAACATTCACGTTGGCGCAGCTCGTCGTGACACCGCTGTACCTGGCGCTGCAAGCTCAGAGAGCTACATCTGGACAGGTGACAGCATCTTCATGGGTATCCTCCACGGCTCAGACAGCATCCAGAGCCGTAATGGTGTTCGCATGATGCCTGTGGCCGCAGTCAACCTTGAGTTCGAGGCGATGAAGGCGGGTCAGTACGACAAGCTTGACCTCACCGCGCGCAACGTTTGGGCTGACATGAGCCACCTCTTCAAGGTCGTTGATGGTGACCTTGGCTTCGTCCTCACGGACTGCCTCTAAGAGGGTGGCGTGGTCTGCTCATGTGGTCGCTCTCATGTAGCATTGGCTGAAGGTCCGAGCGCTGATCAAAAGGCGCTCGATGACCTCACAGCTCAGCTCCGTGACCTCAAGGGACCATATGGGCAGATCATCAAAGCGAAGATTAAGAGCCTTGAGGCTCTAATCAAGGCTGAAGCTCAATTCAAGCGTGACTTGAAGCGGGCTCAGCGTGAGACGGTGGCTAACCTTCAAACCGCCGTTGAGCTCACCTCAGCTGACCAACTTCTAGCCCTACCAAGGGATCAGCTCCTTGACTTCATACTCAGGAGCGGGATGGGGTTGGCGGTTGAGGACTTTATTAAAGCGCAAGACGCTATCACAGAGGTGGCCATTGACACCCTCCAAGTGATTATCTCAGGGGCTAGTGCCTCTGATGTTCCTGACCTGGAAGCCTTGCAAATTGCAACCGCTGATCAGGTCTTTCAAGATGTCATCCTTCCTGACACCCTCACAGCTGTGAGGAGCGCTCTCCAAGGAATGACTGTAGCAGTCCCCATGAGCCAAGCTATTGACGCGCTTAATCAGCGCCTTGAGCAGAGCACAGGGACACAGCTAACACAGGCTAGGACTCAGCTCAATAATTATGGGCGCACAGTCACAGCGAAAGCGGCTGAGGCGTATGACCTTGACCTCTATCTATACACAGGCCCACGCGATGGCATCACCCGCTCCTTCTGTCGACCCCTTATCAATAAGGTGGTAGATGAGAAGCAGATGAGGAAGCTAGACAACGGTCAAGGAATGCCTGTTAAGATTAGCGGTGGTGGATATAATTGTAGACACAGCTGGTCACCCATCACAGACACCTTCATGGAAGCGGCGGGGCTTCAGAAGGCCACGGCTCAGGATATAGCCAAAGCAAACGCAGGAGGCGCTAGATGATTAAGACGGTCACAGGGCAAACTAGAGTGTATGAGTGGGTGGCTCCTGGTCCTCTAAGCGGCTCAGCTGTGATGACTGTGGGGAGCTCCTCACCTGTCACGCTCACACAGACCCGCGCTAATGCCACCGTGTCAGCTATCGCCAATGATAGGAGAACGCTCACAGTAGACAGCCAAGCCACAGCGCTCCAAGCTGATCAGCTCAAGGCTTACCTTGTGACTGATGGTGACAGCATCTACAGCGTGACCGTGGTGAGGATGGTGGGCACTACTGCTATTCTCGCTGAGCCTCTACCGCGTGAAATAGACATGAGTGAGACGGCTGAGCTTGTGTTCGGGATGCACTATGGGACAATTCCATCAGTCATCACCAACACCTCAGGCTATTACCCAATACAAGTGAGCTATACGCTCGACATGGGACAGCAGACTCAAGCCAAGCTTGAGAAGGGGCTTCTCAAGGTCACGCCACGCCCATTTGATACAGGTCTGAGCCATGATGAGCTTGTGGGTCAATTCCCTCAGCTCGCTGACATGCTCCCACGCCGTCAAAGCTCATTTGAGACACAGATTGAGGCGGCGCTTGCTGAGGTGGTCTTGGTGGTCAGGGATCACCTGAAAGATGAGCCAGAGGTCACAGAGGATGAGGTCTTTAATGCTGGCTCATTCCTCAACGCCCACGCTTACTGTACAGCGGCGCGGGTCTACGAGATGGTCAATCAACTTGATAATGCCAACCTCATGCGTCAGCGCTGTCAGGAGCTCATGGACATCAGCCTCAGGTCATTAGCCTTGGACCGAGATGGTGATAACGTGGTGGATGATAATGAGCTAGACGTAGCCAAGAAGGGGGGAAGCGCTCGTGACCTCAGAGCATCATGGAGCTCCTACAACAAGACAGCCTATGACGCCACCTTCACTCCCACCCGTGGGATGAGGCACTAACATGACCGCCAAGGTCAGGCTCAATCTACCCACCTCGCTGTGGACCGCTAAGGATAGCGCCCGCTTGGCGCTTAACACCTTGGCGGCTATCAAGCTGAGGACTACCCGGGGGGTTGACGCCAATGGGCGTCCCTTCGCTCCTTACTCATCGAACCCCATCTATGTTCCATACAAAGGGGCAAGGCTGAAGCCTAAGGGTGGACGCGTGTCACGCTCAGGGCGCTCAGTCTATTATGAGGGTGGTTACAGAGAGTACAAGAGTGAGAGCCGCCAACACTTTGTGGGATCGAGCGCCTTGGTTGACCTCACCCTCAGCGGGGCGCTCCTCAATAACCTCATGGTGCTTCAAGCTACAGATAGCTTCTTTATCATTGGCCTCACTCAGGAGGTCAGAGGCTATGGCTACAGGGTCAATGCAGAGCGTGAGTTCCTTGGTCTATCTCCTAGAGACGTCAATGTGCTAGTCTCAGCGGTACAAGCTGAGATCACTAAGAAGATCAAGAGGGGGAGCAAATGAGCCAGGGCATCTATTCAGCGCTCGATTACCTAGAGGGCCAGATCGAGGCCACCCTCCCTAAGACGGACTCTCATCATGGCTTTGTGAGCATTAACAGCTCAGGGCGCGTGGGACCGCTTGAGGCTCATCAGCACACCACCCGCTTCTTCGAGCTCAGGCTTGAGCC